GATGATTATGCTGATGCAGAAGATCAGGGAGAAATAACTGCTGTTGTTCATAGTCATCCTGTAACAAGTCCAAAACCTAGTGAAGCAGATAAAGTTTCCTGCGAAAAGTCAGGTTTAAAATGGTGGATTGTACAACCTAATTTAAAAGTATGGGAATCATTTGAACCTTGTGGCTATAAAGCACCTTTAATTGGTAGAACATGGGTATGGGGTGTTAATGATTGCTGGAGTCTGTGCAGAGATTGGTACGAACAAGAGCTTGGTATAAAATTAAGAGATTGGGACAGACCAAATGATCCAAATGAATTTATCAAAAATCCAATGTTTAATGGATGTTATGAAGAGACAGGTTTTAGAGAATTAACACAGGAAGAAGATTTAGAAAAAGGAGATTTGTTATTAATGTCTATTAATAGTAGCGGTTTAAATCATATTGGTGTTTACTTAGGAGAGCAGACCGTTTTACATCATTTGCAAAATAGATTATCAAGTCGTGATTTATTAGATGAATGGTTGCTAAAATGCACAGGTAAAAGGATTCGTTATGCTACGAAAAATTAAGCTATACGGAGAACTTGCAAAGTTTCTAGGTCAAAAGACTTTTGAAGCTGAAGTTTCTAGTGCTGCACAGGCTATAAAATTTTTACTTGTCAATTTTCCAGAGGTAGAAAAACATATTTCTGAAAGATACTACAAAGTATCAGTAGGTAAATGGGAATTATCAGAAGAGGAATTGCTTTATCCAAGTGGTCTTGAGGATATAAAAATAATACCTGTTATAGGAGGAGCAGGGGGTAGAGGAACAGGCAGATTTCTTTTTGGTATTGCAATTATTGGAGCAGCAATATTATTACCTGGTGCTGCTCCTGTTTTGGGTGCTGGAGGATTTACTGGTGGTGCAGGAATAAGTGCAATTGTCGGAAACATTGGTTTAGCTTTAGCAGTTACAGGACTTTCTCAAATGCTTACTCCTGTTGAAAACGTACCTGAAAATGACCAAGATCCCAGAAGATCGTTTAATTTTAGTGGCATACAAAATACTTCAAGAGCAGGAGTAGCTGTTCCTGTTATTTATGGAACGGTGCTTACAGGTTCTATTGTTGTTTCAGCAGGAATCGAAAATGAACAGGTGGAAGTATGAGTAAAATTATTGGATCTGGTGGAGGTGGTGGAAAGTTTGGAATGGGTGGTGATAGAGCACCCACAGAAGCAAAAGATAATTTAGATTCAAAAAGTTTTGCAAGAGTTTTAGATCTTATCGGTGAAGGTGAAATTGGTGGTTTAGTTGATGGTGGTAAATCAATATTTCTAAATAACACACCATTACAGGCATCTGATGGATCGTTTAATTTTAAGGATGTAAGCTTTGAAACAAGAACTGGAACATCAAGTCAAACAACAATTCCAATCACAAGAGATGTTTCTGTTACTAAAACAACAGGATTTTCAACAATAGTACAGGCAACTCCAGGTGTAATACAAATAACTGATTCAGATGTTGATGCCGTTTCTATTCAAATAACTGTTCCTGCCTTACAAAGACTTACAGATGAAGGTGATATTTTTGGAGAGTCAGTTGAATTAGCGATAGCAGTTCAATATCAAGGTGGATCTTATCAAACCGTAGTTTCTGGAAATAAAGGCACAATAGCTGGTAGAACTCCTGATACTTACATAAGAGATTATCTGATAAATCTTAGTGGTAATTTTCCTGTCAATATTAAAGTTACTCGTATCAC